ACAACAAGCCGATAGTTATGCAGATGAGATTATACTTAATTACACAAAAAGCAGACCATTTTATAATTTAGATGAAGGCACAGATCAGATAGACTGGATTACCAATGCATCAGGTGCAAAGGCTAGATCATTTGAAATACCTGATAAACTTATAGAAGAATTTCTAGAAAACGATATAGAAGTCTTAGCAAGACATCATACTAAAACTATGGGTGTTGATATAGAGCTAACCAGAAAGTTTGGCGATGTATCTATGTCAAAAATAATTAAACAGATCACAGAAGAATATGATGCCTTAGTAAAACAAGCCCCCACTATTGCTGAGAAGCAAAAACTAAAGCAAGGATTGGCAGATGATTTACGAGACATAAGAGGTTTAAGGGATAGAGTAAGAGGCACATTCGGTGCATCAAAAGATCCTCATAATATGTCTAGTCGATTTGTAAGACAGATGAAATCATTTAACGTGCTTGTAGGCATGGGAGGTGCTGCAATATCATCTATACCTGATATAGCTAGACCTATAATGACTGAAGGTTTTAAGAATGTCTATGAGCATGGATTCCGTCATATGTTTAAAAACCAAAGATCAGTCATAAAGCAGATGACACAGAAAGAAGCACGACAAGCTGGTATAGCTGTAGATGCTGCTTTAGGATTACGTGCTAATTCTTTTTCTGACATAGGCGATTTGTTTGGTAGTCGCTATGCAATGGAAAGAGCATTAAATCAATCAACTGGCATATTCTTTATGATGAATGGTTTAAACTATTGGAACCAAGCTATTAAAGAATTTAGCAGTAATATAATTAGTTTGCGTATGACAAATGCTATTATGCGTAATTTTCAAACATTAAATGCTACAGACAGACGTAAGTTATTGGCTAATGGTATAGACGGCAATGACGCTTATCGTATGCAACAATTAATACGTCAGCATGGACAAAGGGTTGATGGAGAGTGGCTTCCTAACACTTCATTGTGGGGCGACAAGACTATGGTGCAGAAATTTAGAAATGCACTTAACCAATCAGTTGATAGAACAATCATTACTCCAGGAGCTGGTGATCGTGCCTTATGGACATCTACAGAGTTTGGATCATTGATTACACAGTTTAAAGGTTATGGTCAGGGAGCTACTGTCAGACTTCTTACATCAGGTTTGCAAGAAAAAGATTCTGCCTTTTGGCAAGGAGCATTTGTTATTGTGGGTATGGCATCACTTGTTAATGAATTTAAAAAGAAACAATATGGTATCGATAAGGAACAATCATATTCTGAGCTAATGGCAGATGCTATCGACAGAAGTGGAGTTCTTGGTTGGTTTACAGATGTAAATAATTCAATAGAAAAACTATCAGATTATAGACTTGGCTTACGTCCTATGATGGGTAAAAGCCAAGGTTATTTACCATTTGGTGCAAAAGCTGGTGCTTTATTTGGACCAGTTGCTAGTAATATTACAACGGCAGGAAGTGTGGCTACTGACATATTAACTGGTGAAGCTGATGACAAAACCTTACGAAGTGCAAGGTTTATTACGCCTACTGGCAACCTACCCTACCTTGATCCTATTTGGGATAAGATAATGGCTGCAAAGTGATGTGAATTAACAAGAAGGTGCAATATGAGTAAAGGTATTTATTATGGCTACTATTTCTATTGCAGACAATGATGCACGAATACAACATAGTATAGGTGGTGGAGGCAATACAGCAAACTCCACACAGTTTACTATTGACTTTCCATTCTTTGCACTTGATGACATCAATGTAACGATAACTAATAGTTCAGGTGTAGATACAGTTTTAAGTAGAGGCAGTGGCTCCAATACGTTTGCCGTTTCTGGAACTGCCGTTGATGATGGTTTTTCTGGTGGTAATATAACTTTAGGGTCTGTCTACACAAGTTCTACTGTAACTATTACAAGAGATATACCTATAGTCAGAACAAGTGACTTTGCTACATCAGGACCTTTTAACATATCAAGTTTGAATACTGAGTTAGATAAAATTTATGCAGTAATGCAACAGATTGAGACTGACAATGATCGTTCACTTACGATGCCAGACTCAGATGCTTTAACGGCTATAACTTTACCAGGTCAAACCTCTAGACTTGGAACAGTTCTTGGCTTTAATGCTTCTACAGGTCAAGCTGAAGTTGGACCAACTATAGCCAATGTAAATGCTTTATCTGCAATTACGGCGAACATTAATACAGTTGGAGGTATTGCCAGTAATGTAACAACAGTTGCTGGAATACAAGCAAACGTAACGACAGTAGCTGGTATCAGCTCTAACGTATCAAGTGTTGCTGGAAATGCGACAAATATTAATACAGTAGCTGGCAAAGCTTCATTGATAACATCAGACTTTGCATCTGATATGGCTTTGATTGATAGTACATTTGTAAGCAAGATTAACTTAGTAACAAGTGATTTTGTAACAGACATGGCAGTTGTTACATCTGATTTTATTGCAGATTTAAATTCATTAGCCACAACTGCTATAATTGCAGACCTTGATTTACTTGCGACATCAGATTTTATTTCTGATTTAAATGCAGTAGAGGGTATCAAAGCCAATGTAACTACAGTTGCAGGAATAGCTAGTAATGTTACATCAGTAGCTGGCAACTCAAGTAACATAAATTCAGCCGTAAGTAATGCAAGTAATATAAACTCAGCAGTGTCTAATGCTAGCAATATTAACTCAGCCGTAAGCAATGCTTCTAATATTAACTCAGCAGTAAGTAATGCTAGTAATATTAATACAGTCGCAGGTGCAATTACTAATGTTAATAATGTCGGTGGTGCAATTACAAATATAAACACAGTAGCAAGTAATGTGTCTGGAGTTAATAGTTTTGCAGCACGTTATAGAGTTCAATCTGGAGTGCCTAGTTCTGATAATGATGTAGGCGATTTAGTATTTGATACTTCAGCAAGTACACTTAAAGTTTTTGGAGCAAGTGGTTTTCAAAATGCTGGATCATCAGTCAATGGAACATCAGCTAGATTTCATTATGATATAGGTAGTGCAGTAACAAGTGTAACTGGAAATGATGCTGCTGGTAATGCTTTAGCTTATGATGCTGGATTTATTGATGTATATGTCAATGGTGTTCGTATGTCTACAGCAGACGTTACTGTTACAAGTGGAGATACAGTTACGTTTGCTAGTGCTTTGGCTAGTGGTGACGAGGTTGACATTGTAGCATTTGGTACGTTTGCAGTAGCAAACATTGTATCAACTGGTGCATTAAATAGTGGCTCAATCACAAGTGGATTTGGTGCTATTAATAATGGTGCTTCAGCAATCACAACAACTGGTGTTGGTTCATTTGGTTCTTTAGATATATCTGGTGATATTGACGTAGATGGCACAACTAATCTTGATGTTGTGGACATAGATGGAACATTAAATGTAGCTGGAGAAACCACACTTCAAACACACCTAAACATGGGTGATAGTGACATAATAAAACTGGGTGCAGGTGTAGACTTACAAATTTCAAGTGATGGTACAAATGGTGTATTAAGAGCTGATAATGGTAGAGTATATATTCAAACTGATACTGGTATAAATCTAACCAAAACTGGTAATTCTGAAACTATGCTTATTGCAACACCAGATGGAGCAGTAGACCTCTATCACAATAATGCTGTAAAATTAGCAACTGCTTCAACTGGTGTAAATATTACTGGTGGTATTGGATTAGGTGGTACTGGTTCAGCAAATACTATTTCGGATTATGAAGAAGGCACTTTTACGCCTAGAGTTTTTGATTCAGCAGATAATGTTATGAATTTAGCCCAAGCTTCAGGATTTTATACAAAAATTGGAAGGTCTGTTCATATAAACTTTTATATAGTTTTGGCATCTAGTGGAAGCACTTTTGCTTCAAATCAAATATATATAGATGGCTTACCTTTTACAAATGCTAATGTAACCAACAATGTAAATATGCACCAAATGGTAAGGTCAAATGTAGATAGCATTAATGGTTATCACGAGGTAATTGCTTACATTGACAAAAATAGAAATTATTATCAATTACTTCATGGTGGAGATAATGTTAGTTATGAAAATTTTAGAGGAACTGCACTAAGTAATAGCTGTCAACTTGTA